CTGTACCGGTACAATCAATAATCAACTGCTGAATCTTCTCTCCATCGAAGCCGTAGATGCTACCAAACAACTCAAACGTGTCATAGAAGGCCGGTATTTCGTTGCCAGCTAAGTAACTATCGTACGCATCATCTCTGACGTAGGTTGTGTTTCGCCCACCGTCATACGCTACGCGAGGATTGTAGAGACATCCGGCAACCATCGGCACCTGGCCGTAGTTCTGGATAGACGAAGCGTTGTAGTCAGTGTCAGCGTAGAGCTGATCTACGTATGTAGTCACTACATCTCGGTACACGTCCACTCCATACCCAAAAACAGATAAGCTGTTTGGTACAGTAAGTCCAACAACAGGAGAAAGAACTCCAGCAGTTGGTATTGAGCAGTCAGCACTATGATCATATCGCAGCGCTTTGTAGAATCGAACTGGAAAGCCGTATGTAGCAGAAACTGTTGAACTAGCATCTCGATACAGCTGAATTTCTCCTCCAGTAAGGTACAGAGATCGCAGAGGCATAAAGAGTGCTCCATCAGTGCGGCAGTTCTTGATAACCTTCTCCCCGGCCCAGTAGCCTGATGCATGATCGGAGTTAACAGCAGAGGAGATGCTTACTGTTCCTCTAGCTCCAGCCGCTATGTATGGAGCGTAGACTATGAAGCGGTTATTCCAGTCTGTAGGGCCTACGTACGAACGTCCTAGCTTTACATCATAGATGCTAACTGGCTGCAGAGTGTTGTACTTGTAGAGATCATCAGCCATCTTCTGGTATGTTGGCAGAACTCCATCAGCTGATTGCTTATCACCAGGATTAGGTCGACCTACTTCCACAGCGTAGAAGCGACCATCAATACCTTTCCATGTAAGTCGATACAGGATGGTAGCGTTAAGTGAATAGTCTACCTGCTGCACCATCGGGTAGTACGTAGGGTCGATTTCACCTGGTGCAGTAATAGGTACGCTGTTAATGGAGAGCGCCGCGGGTAGATCCTGAATGAATACAGTACGAATATTGGTAATCGGACCTTCAGTATTCTGGAATGCACCAGGATAGAAAGGCACAACCAATGCACCCGATGCAATCGTGTAATCTGCTTCTGGATCAATTGTTACCTGCGTAATGTCTGGGTATGTCCAGGCAGCTCCATTTCCGGAATCATCTAAGCCGAACGTAGCTGTATTTCCCCATCCACCCTCATCAGCGAGGATATGGACATTAACGTTTGTTCCGCTCTGGTTAGCTAAGAAACTTCCCTCGAAGTAACTGAAATACGAGAGCTGAGTCCTGACTGCGTTAGCTTGAGTAAAGTTGATATTAGCAAGCATCGGATCAGCAATGAAGTTAGCATTAGCAGGAGAGATGTACCCAATGGCCATATTACCCGGTACACCTACAGCTGTAGTAATTGTATTGACGTGGTAAGCAGTACAGTATGCTGCTCCATTCGACATCGGCGCCATGTAGCCAACGCCAGGGTAGTAGCGTACATCCCCCGGACCGAGTAGACGAGCATAGCTGCTGAAATTCGTTGTGTAGTTTGTAGGAGATAGCTGATGCCAGGTACCTAGATTGACACCCGGGATACCGACTGTAGAGCCGAAACCTTGCGTCTGCGTAGTCTTTGCTTCAGGGGTGAATACACGAGCATCGACATCAATAAGGTATGCCGTATTCATTGAATTAACATTAGCATAGCTAGGATCTCGTTCGATAAGAGCAAAGCTATGGATAACCGAGTTGACACCGCAGATAGCGCCAATTCCTGCTCCAGTTGTTGCCGGGTCGAACATACCTGCTGCCGGTCTGACAATCGCTGGGTTATCAATGATGCCATTTGCTGTTATGTTAGCAACGTAGCTCGGACAGAAGTACTGCTGAGTATTAGGTACGACTGCGCCGTTAGCGTAACAATCCTGAGTCCAGAGATTACCATCAGGCATACGATAGAGTGTACCGTACGCTGCCATGCTAGCATTGCCGTAGGGGTAAGCTACAACGTCTACTGTATTGTCTGGAAAGGAGATGCGTCTACGAATACCCGGGAGCATTGCGGCATTGATCGGTATGTAGCTATCGTGAATACTAGTAGGCACTGGCTTACCGCAGGCACTATCACCGATGTATGATTCGATGTAGACGTTCATTAGCCCACCATCACGTTCAATACCCTGGAAATCGACGTGAGGAGCTGGCTGACCGAACTCGTAGATGTCTTCGTCTACAGTAGACGTGTTGAATGACTGAGCAAGCTCTACTTTAGCCTGATTAGGTGTTTGTGCTGGCATTGATTATCTCCACGGTGAGCGAGAGGTGTAGACGTTCTGGATGACCTCGTACTTGCCATCATCACGCTTAAGTGTCTCTGTGTAGCGAGACCAGAGCTCGCTCTTTCTCGATTCGAGCGTATCAGTCGGCAATCCCTGCCTACGCTTGTAGTCTGTTGCCATCGAGTACGCTAAGAGCTCCGGAGCAAGACTTGTCGGATATGGAATCTCTACTGCTTCGTCTGTTGGGCTAACAAACGTCTTCGGCGTCGGGTAGTAGTAGATACGGATATCTGCTCCTGTCCAATTCGACGGCGGTACAATAATCCATAGCGTCTTGTTCTGTGTACGATAGAGAGGATCTGCTCCAGCTCCATCTCGCTGTCTAAGAGTGAAACGAGCCATGTCAATCCATCGTCCCGCCACCTTAAAGTCTACTGTTCGTACCTTGTAGAAGTCGGATGGTAGTGTAAAGAAGTACTCGTTATTGCTGTTAGCTGACTTCGTACCCTGGGACCAGGTGTACACGAGAGGGGTGAGGAAGTAGTCTTCGTTAGTCTGCGAAATAGCCTCGTAGATGTCACGGTACGCCTCGTTAAGCGAATTGTACTCGTATGTGGTTGACAGCCATCGTGCATCCTGAACGTCAGCTAGGTCTCGAGCTCTCGCTCGAACTTCTGCTACTGTCATCTAGTTTGTCTCCTTGTCTATTAAAGTAGCTCACGGAAGGCTACGTAATCAATTAGTGCTAACAAAGAAAGACCCACGATTGCTCGTGGGTCCCTCTGAGGAGTCTAGAACTGCCTCTTAGTCGATGAACACTACAGCAGCGACGTGAGCCGGGTTGCTGATGATGAACTGACCAAAGAGCTGGAAGATGACTGCGAGACCAGGTCCGTCGGTCGTATTGATCGGCTGAGTGGTGTACATGTCGTCTACCAGGAACTGATACTGAGTGGACGGCTCGGCCTGAGCAGAAGTCTCAGGAGCGCCCGGCTGGTTATCAGATACACCGTCATCAAGGTTCGAGGTCTCAGTGAGAGCGATGAACTTGATGGAATCGAGATCGAGGACGTACGCAACACCCTTCGGGCAGTACGGGTCGTCATACATGTACTCGAGCCAGCTGGTGCTGAAGGACCACTTAAGCTTCTCGAAGCCTACAGTAGCGGCGTTCTTAGTACCCTTGCTGGAGCCATCCGTAGCCTGCCAGTAGTTCTGGCTAGCCTGGATCTCAGCCATGATGGCGACGAGGTCGAGGTCGTTACCAACGATAGCATTCGGCACACCACCCTGGCGGCGGACTGCGCGAACAGCGTTAGTAACAGCTTCCTTCTTCTTGTTAGCAGCGGACTGCGTAACAACGGAACCAGCGAGGCGGGATGGGTACGCTGCGCGGTTGACGTTGAAGAAGTTAGCATAGACTGGAGCAGCGAGGTTGCTGCGATCAGTCGGGATCCAACCAGCAAGACCGGTCGGGAGAAGAGGAGCCTTGGTGTCGTCGCGTCCGCCGTAAAGCATGACGTAGTCACCAGTCGAGCAATTCGTATTGCTGACGAAGGCGGGGGTGAAGGTGATCGTTGCGGATCCATCTTCGTTAGTAGCAACAGCGGATACCGTGTGGTAGCCATTGGCGGTGGAGCTAATAGCATTGCCGCTGTAGGGGTTGTTGCTGTCAATGAAATAGAGCTGAGTACTGAGATCGAGAGTAACTGCTGCGCGAGCGTCGACGTTAGCGGTTGTTGCACCGTTAGCGACGTTAGCAGTGACCTTACCGAGCTCACCACAACCGGTACCGAAGAGGCAGGATGCGAGGATCTTGCGGAGGTTCTCGTTAGCGGCGAATGCCTTCTCAGCGAGAACGGTCATGTACGCGCCCTTGTACTCCTTAGACGCGAGGTACTCCTTCGGCGTGATCTGGAAGACCGAGAACATCTGAGCAGCAGTAACCTGCATCTCGACGTTGCGCGGACCGTCAGCAATCGCGGCCAAAGCCTTGTTGTAGTCACCCGATACAGCGCCGGAGCGGCTGTACATCATAGGAAGCGGGTAGTACTTACCACCGAACTTCTGCTTAGCAATCTGCTTAAGCGTGGGTGAATTGCGGAATAGAAGGCTCTCGACCTTCTGCTGGTCATACCAAACCTTAAGGATGGCCAGTACGTTTGCATCTCCAATGAATGCCATGTGTTGTCTCCTTAGACAGACGTAATCTTAGCGGCCTTTAGTCTGGCAGCTGTTCGTTTAATCTTCTCTACATCTGGTCCGGCGGTCTCGACTACCGGTGCAGGTGCAGGAACCTCTTCAGTCACTTCGGGAGCAGCTTCTGTAGAAACCTCGATAGCGACACCATCAGCAGGCGGTACACCGCGAATGCGGCTCATCTTCTGCTTCATAGCGTCATAGAGTGCCTGAATTCGCTCGGCTTCCTTAGACTCATCGTAGTCAGGCTCGCCGCGGATCTCCTGGAGGATGTCTGCGAACTCTTCCCAGAGGTCACCACCATCAATCTCCTTAACGAAATCGCTAAACTCACCAAACTGCGAATACTTTGTCTGCGCCTCAGAGAGGATAGCAGCACGAGTACGAGCAGAAAGAACGGACGAAAGGCCTCCTACGAGGTCCTCATAGACTGCCGTCTCTAGAGACTGAATCTTCGACGCTAGAATTTCCATTCCGCCGGCGAGGAGTTCCATGTACTGCTGAATAAGCTCTCGATCAGATGCTTCATCCGAGTGCATCGGATTAGACATCGGATCGGGACCTGGTCCGGCAATAGGAGCTGACTCATCTCCGGCTGCTCCGAGTAGTGAACGCAGTAGGGCGTCTTTCTGCTCAGGAGAGAGCTGGTCGATATTCATCTGTTGATCTCCTAGACAGTTATGTCTTGTCACTTACATAGCTCACGCAGACTCACGAATCTGCATGACATCCAACAACTTTCGGGCTTAATAGTACCAATCTATCAGCCCTCTCTAACTCGGTAAAGCACTCAAGATGTTTGTCATACCAACTCCGCTCAGCGTCATGTAGCAGTACCTTTGCTGACGGCTTAGCTTCGTTCGCTATGCGGTCTAGAATGGTACCACGGGCGACACCATCTACAAGAAATACATCCACGTTAGAGATATCCCCAGGTGTATTGATGTAGTACGCTAAGTGCTCGGGGTCCTCTTCTTTGATCGTAGCAAACTCTTGCCATGTCGGATCATCAGGCGGAGCGAAGCAGTACTCAACAAACGGTATGTCTTCGATCTCTTTCTTGACCTTGTCGTACCATTCCTTGTAGTGCTCTACAGATATTAGTGACGCTCCCAGCGGCTTGTGGGTAGCGATGAATACCGTCGATCCACCGCTACCCCATTCCACTATCGTACCGAACTCAGGAACATCCTTGATTACCTTAGCAAGCAGGTCTCGTTCACTGTTGTTCATTAGCGGATCCATTACTGTAAAGCCTCCGGTGGCGGCATACCTGCACCAGTTAGTGCTGCTGCATTATCCGGCGGCATATTCGGTGACGGCGGAGCTACTGGCTGCGGCGTGTTAGCTGCGACACTAGCATCAGCGTCCGCTTGTGCTTGCTGTGCTAATGCTGGCATAGCCTTCTGCATAGCTACGACGCCCTTAAGTAGATTCTCGAGACGTCTAACGATCTCGGGTCGTTCGTTATTGGCATCAAGCTGCATGATCATTGTCGACGTCATCTTGAAGAGCGTGTCGAGGTTAACTGTTTCGTAGAAGCTGTACTCTTCGTCCTCAATAGCGCGCTCAATGATCTTCTGGCAGTAATTGAACTCAGCGGTAGCGGGAGCAAATGCCTGTTGAATGTCCGGCTGTTCGAGTAACGATGCTGCCTGCGAACTCTGTACAAGGTTCATCTTCATTAGTTCCTGAATCTGCTTTAATTTCTCAGATGGATCCTTCGACAACGAACTAGCAGAGCTGTACTGGATGTTAAGCAGACCTGATTGCTCCTTAATATCCTTCCACGTAATCGTGTTGTCTCTGTTCAGCGTAGCGGGGAGCACCGGCAGCTTGTCAGGGTAGACATCTATGCAAAGACGGGCGAGGTTAACAAGCATCTTCTCATAGTTCAATACATCGACGTTGTGTCGATCAGATTCAACGTCTTCAAGCGTCTGTAATGCTACACCTGATGGATTGCCTCCGGGCTTCTTAGCTAGAGCAGACAGCTCACTAATGCCACCTCTGTTCAGTGCCTTCTGCATATTGAAGTCGATCATGCTCAGGTACTGCTGATCAATAGCAGGCGGGGTCGATACAATCGGTTGTCCTGTTGACTGTCCTGGCGTCCATCTAAGCACGATACCGGCTTCGTTAGACAGCTTAGATTCCTTAACGTTACCACCATCAGGAATGATAATGACGTTGAATGGACTCTTACGTACCGCGGCATCTACTCGAGTCGATAGCGTATCGATCTGCGACTGTATCGTGTAGAGGTCGTCTACCATAGACGTAGAGAAGAAGCCCTTGATTGGGTCTTTGTACCAGATGAGAAGAAATGGCGGGCGATCACTAAACAGCTCGGTCTCTTCAACCATGATCTGGTTGTAGAACTTGAATTTGCGGTGGTTGTACAGATCGTAGTAGATCGTGTACTTAGCCTTCACTGTAGGATTAGCCTCGAGCATCTTCATCACTTCAGGATGCTTACGTGCATTCTCAGGCAACGCTACAGCAGGGTACATCTGTCGATACCACATACAGCGACTGAGCTTACCGAAGTTCCATTCAGCCGGATCGACAAAGAACTCCCAGGGAGCGACGTGATTAACGTTCGTTGTCTCTTCGTCTACATTCAAGCAGCCATACTCAAAGATACACGCATCACGATATGCCTGTGCCATCTTCTGGTAGATTGCCTGATCATCATAGTATGCATCAAAGAACTCAAGAGCAGCCTTAGCAGTCTTAGAGGTCTTGAATGTTCCATTAACAGGAGTGAAATACGGACGTACCTTAAGCGTTGATAGCTTAGATACTTTCGTCTCGATAGCCATAGCGATAACGTTGTACGTTGTGCATGGCTCGCTCGTTCCGCCCTGGTCACCGTTACCGTCGAATGAATCGCCCCAGTAGCTTAGCGGCAAGGTGTACAGATTCCAGATAGAGTCACGACGTGCTCCGTTTGTCAAGAACCTGTTGTAGTTGCGTATGTACTTAGCTTCCCTGCTATTAAGGAAGCCGTACAGACGACTGATATCAGATCGAATCCAATCGACCCGAGCATCAGGTGTTGGCTTTGTCTTTGCCATAGAATCTCCTTTAGTAGTACTTACCGTTTACGTTTCGCTCCACTCCTGACGACCTCTTACTGAACTCCATTCGAGTTCCGTCCCTGAGAGTGATCGTTATGTTAGCACCCTCATTCGCGTTATCGACTAGCTGTTCAATCATCTTGTAGTCAAGTGTTAGCGCCGTAAGAACCGGAGCAGTACCCTGATTAGCGATTGCTGCATCAAGCAGCCATTTACCTATTCTTGCTCGTAGCGACATATTCAGTTCCCCTTTCCTTCATTGAAGTACTGCCAGCACGGCCTCAAGCTGTACAATACAGCATCAGCAACGTCTGGGTGGAAGGCATCGTCATCAATCACGCGATGAATCATATCGTTCTCATCTCTCTGCCATACTATCGATTTCGCCTCCTCATCAAACGGACTGTCCTTCTCTAGCTTCAATCGACCCTTGCGGATGTCTTCCTGAAGCATATCGATTGCTCCATCCTTGTCTTGCTTGATAGCGTTCACTACCGGCAGGTTGTAGCTGTTACGTAGATCGAACGTTATCTTCGATCCAGCACCTGCGTAGTCACAGTAGATCTTGAACTCGTCATTCTCTAGTGCTCGGCGGAACATATCGCTCTTACTGGCAACCTCTTCAATACCCTTGCGTACTGCGGCAGCGATATCGCCTACGCCTGTATGGTTCTGCTTGTACTGATAGAGGATGTAGCGCTCTGGCTTGCTAATAGAGAACGCTGTAATGACGAATGCATCGCTATCACTGAAGCCGTAGTCAAGTCCGCCAGCGAATCGAATGTCGTCCCATGGGTTGTCCTTCTCAGGATCATCAACACCAAACGGCACCTTCGGGCGTGGTGCATTCCATCCAGGAGGCGGCACACACCAGCTATCGAACTCGCCCCATGTAAAGTAGTTCTTATCATCAATGATGTAGACGCGTGCCTCGGTATCGTACATAAACATACCAAGGTACTCACGCTGGAACCTCGGATGATCTTCTGTCAGCCCCTCTTCCTTTAATACCTCGTCAAGCACTGTCTCGTGATTCGGGATGAAAATGTTCTCTTTCATCGTCCAATGGAGCTTCAGCGTTGTCATATCAGCCTTATTCCACCAGGCTTCCCATGGTGTATTAGCTGCACGAGGAGCTGTACCAGCAAGTACAATCAACGGATCAACGAAGTCCTTCGTAGCAGGGCGAATGATCTCATCGACTAGGAGCTTAGCATACTTGATGCTCTGGATCTCATCTACAAATGCAGCAAGATACGGCTGACCGCGTAGCTTATCTACCTGGTCAATCGTATCGGATCCACTGAGTAGTATCTTCGTTCCTGTGTCGAACTGAATCGTGTAATCAGCTGAGCTGACCTTGTACGGCATTCCTGTTACTGTAGCAAAATCAATCAAGTACTGCCAGACGTTCTTGTAGGCCTGGC